TGGTAAGCCAGGGCTTGGCCAGGCAGTTAAGTTCCCGATAACTGAAGATATTCCGATGGAGAAGCTCAAGGGTTTTCTTGAAGATGGTATTACTGCCATCGGCCCTAATGCTTCCGCTAAGGAGGTCTCCAAAGCTGCCTCTTTATTCATGTTCAGAAAAGCTTTACCGGTCCTCGAAGGTGCCTCAGTTGAGGCATACTTCGAAAAACTCAGCAAGCCGTCCGTAGTGGAGGAGGGCTTTGGTACCTTAGCTGAGAGCGTAGTTGAGTTGCTCTTCCCGCCGGGGTGGGACATAGACTATGCGAAGAAGGTTAAGGAAGTTGTGGTCTCTAACGGTTCTTGTCGCGAAAGCAGCAAGAGAAAAGGTGGATCCAGGGAGTATATCCGGCAGACCTACGGTGGGCCCGAAACGTATGAGAAGGCGTTAACCACTGGCGAGGGATTAAAGTACATATCCCCACGGCGATCCGTACTCATAGTTCCTGACGGTGGAAAGGAGCGAATTGTCACTATCTCTTCCGGAGAACAGTGTATATTAGCTCCTCTTCACAACGTCATATATGACAGGCTCGTTAGGCGAGGCGGGGTTCTCCTTGGAGAGGCGACGGCCTCTTCAATGTCTACCTTGGTGAGAGATCCAACGAAAAAGGACGAGGTGTATGTTTCAGGCGATTACCAATCTGCGACTGACAATTTTCGTGTCGGTCATAGCAGGATCCTTCTTCACTACATGAGAAGGAATTCACGATATGTACCTGATGTTCTGTGGGAGATTGCTATAGACAGTCTGACTGGCTGGATCGAGTATACTCCGGACGAGTCCCGTCCGGATGATCCGCAGTTGACGGGCATTCAAATCTCAGGACAGATGATGGGAAATTACCTCTCTTTTCCGCTCCTTTGTTTAACCAATCTGTGCACCATATTTGCTTCTTTCGGACCTACTGAAGCGATGAGGATGATACGTGAAGGGTTGGTGAAAATAAATGGGGATGATATAGTTTTCCGGTGTACTCTAGCCAAGGCGAAAAGATGGATGGAAGAGGTGGAGACAGTGGGCCTAGTTTTGTCCAAGGGCAAGACATGGATCCACAAGCGTTTCTTTTCCATTAACTCAACATTTTTTCGGGCTTGCTACCGTCGTGTGAGTCTCATTCCGATACTAAGAAGTAAAGGTCTGCTCCGTGCTGACAAAGAGTTTTCACTCTCACAGTTGGAAGGACAGATCCGAACCTTAGTGAAGGGATGGCGCGGACCCGCACGGGTACTGGTGGCAGGTTGGGCGCTGCGGCGGAGACTATATCAGTTGATAGGAGAAGGTGAAAAGGGCGGGCATTGGGGTCCTTTAACAAGGGTCCTTCGTAATGTTCCGGTCAATATCGTAACTCTCGATAAATCAGCGCGAGTACTGGTGAAGCGAGAGCGCGTTATGCATCATCCACTTTATGGCCTCCGCGGGTTCGTAAACCCGCCAAATAAGGGAGACTATACACGTAAGTGGTTGGACCAAGAGCTATTCAGCGGTGCCAGGGAGCTTTTCAAGGTAGGTGTTGCCCCGAGGAAACTATTCTCCCGGGATGACGCCTACATGATCTCAAAGTCAATGGGATCATTAGAAGCTGTCGAGACATGGCTGGACGAACGCGTGCTAAAGAAAGGTAAATCGGGTGGAAGGAACACCGGTCCAAGGTTTTATGATAAGCAGGGGGCACTCGAAGCGTATTCTTCCGGAAGAAGAAGATTTGCATGGATAGATCCGTTCATGCAAGTGGAGTACCGCCAGAAAATAATGCTTGATCAATTGGGCGTTAGTAGAGGTTCGAGAATTGGAGCACTTAGTAAAGAACGGAATCGCGTACGAGAAGAAGTTTTCTCAGATGAGTACGAGATTGAAAAGTGTTATCCAAACCCTACTAACGTCGCCCGTCAAGTAGCTATATTAGCATCTAAAACC